TAAAGGTCTTTTCTCCAAATAAGGTTCGATAATAATCATTCAAGGTATTGTAGGACTTCATACCCTTCATTATAGCAAAATTTAAAAACAGTTTCCATTAGAATTCCATTAGATACGGTTAGTTGATTTTACTATATTTTGGGTATGGTCATATATTGGTCAAATAAATAAAAACGTAGTCAATTACGTAGTCATTCGATTGCCTGTGCAGTTTAAAAAAATGAACTAAAAAAGTTATTTTTTATTACTTTTTTATTGACAATCACGGTATACCGTGATATAATATAATTAAGAAGGGAGGTAAGACCAATGAATAAAGAAGATTGGTTAAGGTTACTTGAAAAGGTCATAGACGACATACCTGAAACAGTAACCGCTATAGCTAGCCTAATAACTGCTTTAACAGTTTACAGGCAAACAAAAAAGCGTAAACCGAAAACCCGCAAAGGAAAAAGGTAAACGCTTGGAGAGTAGGAAAAAGCCCTTTCCTACTTCTCCATTTTATCATATAGAAAGAAGTTATACAATGGTTTATATAATCGCTACTTTCATAATTATTATCAATGTTTATTTATGGTTTAAAAACGAAAAGGAAAAGTAAAAAATGCGTAAAGAAATTACAGATCTATTGAATAGTGAAATCAGTACCAGCGCCATTTCAAAAGGGGCGGACGTTCCTTGGTCAACTGTATCGGATTTACGAAAAGGAAAAACTAACTTAGATAAGATGGCGCTATTGACTGCCGAAAAATTATTTTCATTCGCTCAATCAATTAATAAAGAGTAAAAGACAGTTTAAAGCTGTCTTTTTTATTGTCTATTACAATAGACAATTTCAAGAATTGCCGTTATAACAGAAAAGCCACTCTGGATTGAGTGGTTTTAAAATATACTGCTATCCTGTTTCATTTATTCGAACGATTGTCACGCGAAAAAGATCCTTGATTTAATCGTATTTCTATGACTTTATCTTAAACAATCACGCGAAAATCACGCGAAAGGCAACAAAAAAAAGCCCTCCCTAAATGGGAGGGAAAATACATTATATAGGAACTGCTTCGAGCACTTCGACACGTTTCAGTAAGTTTTGAAACACTTCCTTTGAAACGTAAGCTGTGCTGGCTTGGTGGCTAGTAAGGAAGTTATCGCCACCGTTGCGTAGTTTCTCATCAATCAGCGCGTCAAGTCCCAACTCAAGGTGCTTATTTTTTATATTGCTAGTCATTTGAGCTTGTAACGTTGAATAGGTAGCAAATGTTTGATAAGCAAACTCACTAGTCATATATTTGCTTAAATCAACCGCTGGCGCTGTTGGTGCCGGATTGTTTTCCAAAGCCTCCACGCGCTTTTCTAGCGGTCCTAAATCGAGCGTTTGGACCGTTGGGGCTGGCTTACTTTCCAGTGCTCGGACTGACAAAGTCAATGATTGTACTTGGCTTTCTAACGGACCCAGATCAACCGTTGTAGCTTGTGGCCGTGCTTCGAGTGCTTCGATCCGTGCGACTAGTGGCCCGTCATTGTACGCTTGTACAGTGTGGCCAGCGAGATAGTTTGCGATCTCGTCGCGTAAGCTGACCTTACCAAGCTCGACCACTTCTGTCGGCTGGTACTCATCGGTTGATTGCGTCACCTTGATAACAGTAGACTTATCAGATGGGAATACATAATTACCACAAGTGATTTCTACTTGATAGATACCGACTGGTAAGACCTTATTAATGTTAAATTTAACCTTATGGTCTGTGATCGTGCTGGTTAAACTGATCTTACCATTACGATTAGCAAGCGTGATCGTGGCTTCCTGTCCCTCAATTTCTGGTACTGGACTGTAATTTTCATCTATCAACTCGTAACCAAAGAGAGAGGCTGTATCGCCTTGCTTGACAACATCGCCCCCCTCGAATTGTCTTAAATTCGTTGAATTAATACGCATGGTTCACCGCCTTACGCAAACGATCCAAAACTATTGATACGCTTACCATTCTCCGATTGTCCGACTGCTACATATCTGCGATTACCAGATCCTGCGATGTATGTGATCCAGATATAGCCATCATTATCAATCCAGCCATCGTAATTGATAGCTTGATCTGCGGTATATACTGCTACGATCTCACCAGAGAGTCCTGCCGAAGCCCGTACATTGAGCGCAGACACTTCGACTGTAAATGTACCTGTTTCCTCGTTAAATGCGCTAGAATCAACTGTAAGAGGCTCTGATGGTTCAATAGCACTTACTTGTGCTGGTTGTCCATCAACTGGGAAGTAAAACCAGCCTACAATACCGTTAAAATCACGGGTGTTATATCGTGCTGGACCGCCGACATAAAGAGCATCTGCGTTACCATCAATGTTTTGTTCAATAGTGCGCATGGTATATCCGTCACTATCTTCGATGACTAGACCTGTGTGACCGTAAGGATGACCGTATAGATAAATCGTCTCTTGGACAAATACAGCACCAGCCCGTGGCTTGCTATCGAGATTTCCCTCTTGGTTGTATTCCACCTCATATCCAAGGTCACGGGCAGAATTAAGTAGATCAATCGCATTGCCCCAAAGCGCACGGCCAAAGAAATTGATAGAAATAGAGTTTGGTAGGTCCACGCACTGCGTACCGTATGCTCCATCGGCATCAGCTCCCACCCCTTGGTTTGCTAGGCTTTCTGCATATCCTAAAATATCATTTAAAGTAGCCATTACTGCTCCTTTCTAAAGTTAAAGGCTACTATCCAAAAATAGACAGTAGCCAGCAAAAATATACTAATCTTCGTGAGGTTCTTCATATTCGAGCGCACGAGTTGAGTCGCCCAATCCTACGGTTGTAGGATCATTGACGATTCCGATCAAAACGAGGAATGCGAAGAGTACATTGATAAATACCAAGATCTTATCAATGGTTTCGCCAAATTCCAATTTAATGCCAAAGATATTTGCAAATGCTTGGAATAGCAATGCAAGGGCTGGCACAACTGCCAACCAAAAATTTTTATTACGTAAACGTACAGACCAGTTAATTTTATTCATGTTAATTCCTCACTTCTAAATTTACATATTTACTATACAGGGCATCTATGTACCCGTTGCCACCGAGTTTCTTGTAGCTTTTGTGCATTTTGTAAATGATATCTGATTCATGCACGGTAGTGTATCCACGCTTAATAGCTGTACTGATATCACGTTCTAAACGTAAGTACATAGTTACTAAGTGCGCATCATCATGCACGGCTAGTTTATCATTCACTTCATCGATCTTCCTATTATTATCCTCACCCACAACTTTGACTGTTTCTACTGACTTCTGGATCGTGCCTAGTTCATCTTTCAACTCGTTGAATTGCTCTTTATTTAAGTTAGCAGATTTACTAGCTTTCATACCGAACCAGCCAGTAGCAATCACTCCAAACGTTGGGGCAAGATGTGCGATTAAATCCGAAAAGGTCACTCAATCACCAACTTCCTATTGGACTGGTTGAGTTTCTAATTCAGACTTAGGTTCAGTCCATTTCCAGATACCGATCTTCCCGTTTTTGTCCAATTCCTCCAATTGTTCCAAGGTTTCGCCTTGGTAAGTAAATGGTTCAGTTACTTGGACCATCACGCGCTTACCTTCGCTAAATTTCTCAACGTGGTTTGGATCCTCAATCGCGAAGATTGCTTGAGCTGGATAGGTTGTGCCCACTTTACCAAGGTCCACTAACTCAAGGCCACGTTTAAAGACTGTAGGATCTAGTGGGTTGTCTGTATCAGTTACGCGAGCAAGTACGCTCCACTCTGCCACGTCTTTGACCTTCTGGATCTCTTCGTCTTTCTTGGCGAGTTTAGCCTCGTACTCTTGGGCTTGAGTGTGTAAATCCTCTTGTAATTTCTTCACACCCTCAGCTGGATTTAGCTCGGTCACGACTTGACCAAGTACAGCTTGGATCAATACTTCATCCGATTCGCTGGTACGGTCACCAATCAGTACACGCTCAAAAGCTGTGTAAGGATTGTTTGACCGAATTGATACGAATGTACGTCCTTCTTCTTGCAGATACTTGTTAATAATTTTAAATTCCATGTTTTTATTGTTCCTTTTCTAGTTTCTGAGCTGTTTCGTCAAACAGTTCTTTTAGTGCTGTGTCGCTGTCCAAAACGTCGTTAAACTTAGCTAGTAGCTCGTTTACGCGCTTGTTTTCTTCACTTGTTTCCTCGTATAGAACCCTGTAATTAGTGGCTTCTACGATTGAGCTTGCGAGTTTCTGCGAGATCACATTTACGATTTTATCTACTGTGTTCATTTTCACCTCATCTATATTCTAATAGGATACAACCCAGGCGCACCCTCTCCATACTGTTTACGGAAAGCAACGAGTTTGTTAAAGTTTTCGTCGATCAATCTAAATAGATCTAAAATTTGACTTAGAGATTTTGAACTAACTCCGTTTTGATAATACCCCGTAAACGTGACATCACCAACCAGTTCTATTTGTCGCGAATTGTACTGATTAAAGATTTTAATTCCAACAAAGTCTTTGTTAGGATTGCCTTCTCCGCGGTCGTTAACTCCGAGCGCGAATGCTGCGTAGTTGGTCCCATTTGAAATTGTAGGACATAGAAAAGCCTTTCTTCCGCCAGAATTAAATTCAAGAGAGTTATAAGGAGATCTAAACTCAATTTTAGCTGTACCGTTGTAAGTCGTGACATTGCTATTCAAATTAATTTCGGTATTTCCGTTGTTTCCACGAATAATACCGCCCTCAAAAACAAGACCCTTAAACGTTCCGGACGTTACGTTTTTAGCGTCGAAGTTGATGACTTTAATATTCTTAAAGTCAGCCTCGCCACCAGACAACTTACTAGCAGATAACGACTTGATGGACGCTCCATCAATAACAGCCTCATCAATAACGGTTTTACCTGTAATTCGTAATAACTTACCATCGAATCGCGTTGATCCGTCTGGTAGCAAGTTGATTGAGTTTACGATATCACCAGCGCTATTTATATTCTTGATCGAATACGAACCCGCAAGCTGTGTGACTTGCGTTCTGACAGCTTCTAGTGGCCCTAGACTATCGTCCGGCGACGGTTGCCATAAGCGATCACTAGAGCCTTCGTAAAAGTCAAGCTCAGTCATAAATAGACCAGACCAGCCGTTAGGATTCCCTTGATAATTAAATAACAGATAACCTTCATCAAATGCCCCTGTGTTAAAGCTAAATGACTTCTTGACGGCTCTGTCTGAGTTAAATGCAGGAGAACCAGTCTTGTCAAAGATTATTTGCATTTCGTCGAAGTCATTCGTCGATCCTTTCCTACGCTTACAGAATGCAATTTTAAAGCGTGCTGTGTTAGCATCAAAAGCTATCAAATTAAGCATATAATTTGTATTTTGCTTAATGATAAAACGTGGACTATGGACAAATGCTCCCGGTCTTAGAGAAAACATTCTTTTTTGACCGTTGAGGTAAAAATGGTGAGCTGTGAAGGTCAACCGTCCATTAGCTTCAGTCCAGTAGTTCAATCCGTCATCGGCTCGCGAATTTCGGAGCATATTCGGGCCACCCGTTGTACTGTATTTCCCAACCTCAGTCTGGAATATCTGACTGCTCATAACAAGCCGTGAGAGCTGGTCTGGTGCGCCTGTTTCAGACGTGCCCAAAATTCGCTCGTAGAGCTTGTTCGATTCCGTGAGCTTGTTAAATTCAAGCGTTTGTGTTGCGATTTGTTTAGATAGATTCAGAAGACCGCGCCCTTGATCATTTTGGACCCGATCCAACTCGTCAAATTGGCCTTTGCTTGCGAATTGTTGAGTCACTTTGGAGACAATCTTACTATAGATCGTATCACCGTCAACGATCTTGACACCCTCGGTTACCTTATTCTGCAAGTCAGGGCTGTTCAAGATCTGTTGTTTGATCTGGTCAGATAGCTTGCTAGTGTCTGGTAGTGTACCGGCTTTCTTGAGGGCCTCTTCTGCCTTTGCGTTTGCTTGCGCGATCGCTTGGTTCGTTGAGGTTTGAGCGTCTGAGATTTGTTTATCAACCTCTTTCTTGATCTTATCGACATCTTCTGTGTCAATACGCTTCTCCCACTGAGACCCATTCCAAACATACATACGGTCATAGATGCCGTTTTTCTCGAACCAGATATCACCGATCTTATGTTCTTTATCGTCTGGTCGATTGTACCAAACCTTGTTACCTTGAGCGTTTAAGAGATAATCTGGCAAACTATTCTCAAAGTCTTGCTGTGCCTTAGCGATATCATCAACTCGTCCTGCTAGACCACTCTGCATCGTAGCTCTCACGTTCGTACCGATATCGCCAAATTCCACGCTTTCGTTTCGCTCGTTGACAAAATCGTAAGTAACAGTCGTTACTTTCGCAGTCTCGTCCGTAAGCCCAATCTGTGGGTAGTAGATAGGCACGATATCACATAGCTCTAGTTCCTCGATCCAGCCATTGTCTGCATAATCTAGCGTTTTAGCTAGATCAGCATACTCGATCTTGATATTGATCTTAGGTTTCCCAATTGCATTGCGTTCCATGTAATCAGTAGCAATTTTACGCAATTTATCGGGTGTTGGGATATCCTTACTCTTACTATCGCTCTTAAACTCGCTAGAAAAGTCTACGACCTTAATTCTGCGATGTGCGTAGAGAGCCTTATACTTACTATCTACATAATTTTCTGGTAGCGTAACAGTTACAGGATCGGGTTGACTATCGCTAGTGTCGCCCTCTGGTTTGTCTGGTGTATAAGTCGCAAACGGTAACACACTAGTGTATGCACTCTCGATTGTTTCATCAAGTTCAGCAGATAAGATATTTCTGCCGTACTCTAATACAGTTGGAGCAGTACGACCTAACTGCTTATGCAGTCTGACCGTCATATTGTCAAATTCGTATTCACCGCCATAGATATCCAAAATAGAGCCTTCTACACCACCAAGGGCTTGTCTTGCATTTTCCATTTTGGAGATGTCAAACACACCCTTACCGGTCGTTTGGATATCAGACCAGACATCAAAACGTAGATCACCAATCGTTGCATTGTGCCAGATTGCGAGAGCAGTAAAGGCGGAACCACTAAAGGGCCTGCCGTTGACCACCGCCATGTATTCTAACTTATGACTGATATGCTGACCGTAGATTTTAACGATGTTACTGCTATCTTTTACGATTCGCGAGATTTCAAACGTTTGGTTCTTGGTTCGCAATCCAGCATCAGCTTTCAGCTTCATCTCTTTCTCAAGGCTTGCGACCGTTGGGTCATTCACGGGTATTTCTGCGTATAGCGTATAATTCCCGTTGTATTCACGGGTTACGGTTCCTTTAGTAACATTCAACTCACCAAGGCCATACGTATCAAATGCCTGTTCATTCTTATTAAATAGTATAGGCCTCATAATTTGATCCCCCAATTCGGGATTGTAAACACCTCGAAGTTACCGTCCCACGAAATTAAATTCCGACCATAATCAAAGTAAGGCATCTGAAATTGAGGGGATCGCACCACCTTGTCCCATGCTGGCAGAATGTCCTTATAGACTTGGTTTGCTTGCATATCCAGCGTGATCTTACCTTGGATATCTCTTAACTTAGTTTTGCGTCCGTTAATAGTAAGTGTACAATCACCCGATCCGACCAGTGTGATGATCGGTTTTGCGTTGACATTGCCAATACCATTAACTGTCGCACCATTCATCAATTTCTGAGTGGTACGACCTTGCTTGTAGAATTTTACTGGATAGCACACAAAATTAATGGTCGTTTTACCAAACTGGCGCATGGTTTCCTCGATGCTAAATGTCTCAAGGTATGCAGCACGATAGATGAAATCTGGATCGTAAGAGATCGTTAAATCCTTGTAGCCCGCCACATTTAACCACTCAGATATTTTATAAACATCTGTGGCGATTAATCCCTTTTCTTTCACAAAATTTACTGGAAAACTCAACTCAGCAGAATTGAAGCGGTTGTTACTGATGAGTAAGTCACCGTCCCGTCCTGCTACAGTAACGCGCTCTATATCAAGGCTGGAAGTAGTGATCTTCTTGCCTTCTGCGACTCGTAAGCCAAATTCAGTATTACTCTTTCCATTAAAAGTAAATGTCGTCAAGCTAATCCCCTCCCTTCCTGATTAGTATAGTATGCTAGTTCACGCATTAAACGCTTCATAAACTCTGGTGTCAAATTTTGTCCAGTGCTATTTCCATGCACATTCAATGTGTAGTTTTGGTTTGGTCGTTCATCACGATTGTTACCGCGTTTAACTTGGTCAATCAGTTCTTGGATAAACGGTACAAGATCACGCTGTTCATTGTTCCGTTTCCATTCATTAACGTTCTTGATTCGTTGTGTAACGTTCGCAACTTCCGAACGTTTCCAACCAACACCCTCTGCAAAGTTCGGTATACCTAATTCACGCATAAAGTTTTTTGTCAAACCAGCGCGCATAACTTTTGATCCCCTTGGCAAATCAAGGATAACGTTACGACCTTGTGGGATAAATGAGCTTCCGTCTGGTAGTGTGACCATTTCCTTGTAGAGCGTACCACGTTGGTCGTTGACCATTGCAAGTCCGCCCTCATGATAATTCGTACCTTTAGCGTGTCCGAACACACGGGAGAACGAGTTGACCACTCTGTTTACTACTTCTGTAGCTGTGATAGTTGTATGGTGACTCGTTGGAATACTATTGATAGCATTGGTAGCACTATTTGCAGCGTTGATTGCGCTGGTGCTATCGCCTGTCATAACCTTCACGGGCGATGGTGTCGCATTCCAAGCGTTTTGATTTTCGACAGCTTGTTTTGCTGCAGTGATAGCACCCGTTGGATCACCTAACTGTGGTTTAACTGGACTAGGTGTGTTATTCCACTCTTGTTGCTTATTAATCGCTTGTTGCGCGCCGTTTGTAGCATTGCTTGGATCAACTGTTAACGGTTTAGTCGGTACATTAAATCCGTTGTACAATCCCAAAGCGCCCATCGCTTGGTTAGTCCCAAGCGTTACCCCGTCTGGGGTTGCGATCAGATCAGTTTTATGGTCAGTCGGTAGCGTTAAGATGCTAGACATCGCACTAGCGATAGCGCTCTTTGTCTTGTCTTCCGCATCTAAATTAACTACGTGGGCCATACCAGTGAGTGAGTCAACTGCAAGCCGTACACGTTCAGCCTTATCACTTGCAGCATCTTTTAAGATCAGTTCTTTCTGCTCTGGTGTCAGCGTGTTCCAGCGTTCAATAATCGCAGTCGCACGTTCACCAGATGAAAGAAAGTCAGTGTTCTTCATCAAGAGTTCCTTGACTTCTGCTGGCATTGCATTGTACTGTTCAAGCAATGTCTTACTATCAAGGACTGCTTTCATACCTTGATTGTTGCCTACGACCAGCTCTTTCTCTTGTGGAGTTAAGCTATCCCACTTGCCAACCTCAACCAATGCTTGTCCGATTGTCATCTTAGCATTTGTTTCAAGGTTTGCGTGCTTGAGGATGAATTGCATATTCTCCCAGCCATTTTCAGCTTGGAGCGCTTTAGTTACTTCCTCTTGTGCATTGGTCTTGACTTGTCCAGTCTTAGGATCAAATACTAATCCATTCCAGATGTTGTTGGCATCTTTGGTTTCCTGTGACATATTCTGCACGCTCTTAGCGACCATACCAGACGAACGACCCACGATGTCAGCGAATTGGTCTGCCTTGGCCATCATCTTATCGTAGTCAAGTCCAAGTTCTGCCCAATCCTTGCGCATCTGATCAAAATACATCTTACGTTGTTCGTCGTTACCGAAATTAAGAGGTACTTTCTTACTCCACTCCTTTTGAAGAGCAGCATACTCACGGCCAAATGCTTCCATCTTGGACTTGTGTTGGGCATTTAGTTTTTCCATTTCCTTGTTGTATTCGGACTGGCTATAAATCCCCTTTTCGTGAGCATCTTTCAATGCAGTCACTTGCTCATCATAGAGCTTCTGTTCCTCTTTGAGCCATTTAGCTACAACCCCTGTACCTTTGCGTAGTTGAGTTTCATTTAGATCACTAATCTGGCCATTCATGGCTTTCATGATGGCAGTGCGTTCATCGGCAGAATATTTCTGCAACGACAATTGTTTATCAATAAATTGATTTTCGTAGTCGTAGATAATCGCTTGTTCTTCGCGAGTGATCTTTCTGTGTTGATCGGATGCGTTTTGATAAATCTGCACAATCTCATCTGTCATGGATTGCACATTCTTTTTTTGCTGTTCTGCTTGCGCTACAGCGCGCTTCTGGATTGTTTCATCTGCACCGACTTTTTCAAGACCTTTAAGAGTCTTCTCAAGATCTTTGTCGATCGCTTTTTGGATATCATCAGCAAGGCCTTGCACGCTCTTACGAACATTTTCAACCGCTTGCGCTCCACCTTGTCCAAAGCCGATTGTAGCTTGATGCACTTCATCGACTTTGGATTTTAACCGTGATAGTTCTTGGTCTTGTAGCTTGCTTACGCTTGTACCCCATGTTTGAGTACGTTCGTTGGCTTCTGCGATCTCATGGGCAATGATGCCGATAGTTACTAATGCAGCACCGCCTAAAAGTACACCCCACGTCGCGCCACTTCCTAATATTCCAACGGCTGTACTCCACAATCCTGTACTTGCAGCCGCACTCTCTGCAGCAGTCCCAGTAGCAGTCATACCAGTGGCCATCTGTTTTAGACCGTTGATAAATCCACCGCCGTTTGAAATTGTTTTAAGTGTGCCGCTAAATGTACCGATACCTTTAGCAATTGTTCCTAATCCTTTAGCAAATCCACCGATAATACTTGCGCCTTTACCAAAGAATTTCAAAGCTGGACCGATTGCAGCAGCCATAGCGCCCCATTTAATGATGCTTTGTTGTTGCTCAGTTGACATTTCACTAAATTTTTTTGCCATGTCTGATAGTGTTTGTAGCCACGGTTTCGCAGCATCCAAACCACTATTCAATGCTTTAAGTAGTGGTCCACCGAACTCAATAGCAATGTCAGTAAGTTTATTCTTAAAAATTTTAAGTTGTGATTCTGTGGTTTCGTAGCGTTTACTTGCTTCATTAGTAAGTGCGTTGTTTTCTTTCCAAGCGGTATTAGAGCGACTGACTGCCTCACTCATCTTGTCTGATGCAGAAGCAAGAGATTTCAGCATATTCCCTTGACGAATACCTTTCATACCTAAATCTGAAAGGATACCGTCCATGTTCTTGCCTTCATCATGCGCACGTTGTAAGCCTTTAATAAATGCTTGCAATGCTTCCGCTGGTTTCTGTTTCCAAGCCTGAGAGAATTCTTCTGCGGTCATACCTGCAGTCTGTGCGATAAGTTTTAGTTTAGAGCTTGCACCCTTACCTACACCAGCCACTGCCTTACCGATACCAGTAAGGGTCTGGTTCATCGCAGTTCCCCCTGCTTCTGCTTCAATACCCACACTACTCATAGCAGTAGCAAGGCCAAGAATTTCTGGTGTAGTCAAACCAGCTAGCTTACCGCCCGCTGCTAAACGGTTTGTCATTTCGACAATATCGCGTTCAGTTGTGGCAAAATGGTTACCCAAATCTACCACGGCCGATCCAAAGTGTCCAGACCATGTGCCAAGGTCCTTACCAGACACTTGCATGATGTTACCGATTTTAGCGATTGACGATGCAGCTTCTTCTGAGCTTAGGTTTGTAGATACTCCCAAATTAATCATCGTTTTGGAAAAGTCTTTAATCGCTCCAATTGGTACACCTAACTGCCCTGCTGCTTCTGCTACGTGTGCGATTTCAACCGCACTAGGCGGCATTTCTTTGGCCATCTCACGGATACTGGTAGATAGTTGTGCGAATTGCTGTGGAGTTCCGTCCACTGTTTTTTTAACACCCGCAAACGCACTCTCATAATCAATCGCAGCCTTAACCGCTACACCAGCGCCAGCAAGTAGTGGTACAGTCAGACCTTTCGTGAGTGTCGATCCAACACTTTGCATATTCTTGCCAATGCCCTGCATCTTCGATCCGAATGAATGCAAGCTATCACCAACTTGTGTCCATTTGCTGGACTGGATATTAATTTCTTTAGTGAGGTCAGCATATCGCCCCCTCAAATCGGATAAAGTGGTAGCAGTCTGCAACATCGCATTACGTGCGCCAAGCAAGTCTTCCTTATTCTTCGAACTTGCTTTGCTTAGATCACCAATTTCAGATTTTAGATTGTTGTAGTGGGCAGTTTGATCTTTTAATAGGTTTTCATAGGCTTTAATACTATTCGCAGTTTCACCTAACACGGTTTTCATTCCTGCGATGTTCTTAGCACCCTTACCAGCGTTCTTAAAGGATTTTTCCATCGCAGATAAAGACTTATCAAGACCACGCATATACATACTTAGTTGTTTAGTCGTTCCTACGAATGGTTGGATGTCCAGCGATGCTGTTGCTACCAGTTCGCCTAAATTACTAGTCATTTATCCTCCTTCCCTAACCAAATAGAAGCGGAAATGCTTTATCAAGCGTGGTCTCTTTTTCTGATTCTTCTTTCTTCGTTTCAAAGGCTTTTACCATTAAATCAAAGTCAGAAAGTCGCATCTGTTTAATTTCAAGGATTGTATACCCTTGCTGCATCAATTCCTGAAACCAGATTAGGAGATTGTCACGCGCTTCTTCTGGGCTTATCCCTTTTTTTCGTCTTCACCCTCAAGGTCTTCGATCACTTCTTCTTTAATTCCAAGCGCTGCGAGATAGATTTTTTCAAGTGTTTTTAAAATCGTGATATCTGCTTGCTTCAAATCTTCGACTTTAAACTGGCCGCCAAACATATCCACGAACATTTTTAGATATGCTTCATTTAGTTTGCGATTTTCTTTTGGATCATTCGCTTTCTTAGGGTCTTGGATAAGTGCTGATTGTCGCACGTTTTGTTCAGTTGCGAGGAGGTTATCCTCCACATTAATATATTCTTTGGTAAATTCTTTATCAATTCCACCGATTTTTAGCTTGATTGTATACATTTCCTACTCCTTTAAATAAAAATAAAAAGCATGGAAATAGATTCCATGCTTAGAAAGTTGTTATCCTGCGCCTACAGCACTAGCTGGTGCGGCGCTTACGACTTTGGGAAGACTGCAGCACGGAATTTTTCCAAGTTAAACGCTGGGTTATCTTCGCGGGCAATGATCATTACATCACCGTTTTCATCGTCACCACGCGCTACAAAGTTACCTGTTACGCTGTCTTCTTTAGGTGCTGGTGAACCGTCTTTGGTTTCAGTTTCCATGCCAGGAAGAGAGAATTTACCTTTAAGGAGACCGATCCAGATAGCTTTACCATCCTCTGTAGATGTACGGAAACAACAAGCCACGTCTTTAGGAGTGAGGTTCTTGTTGTAGACTTCCATACCGTCTTTAACTTCGATTCCATACAATACCTTACGTGCTTCTGTTGGCAAGTCAAGCACTGAGATTTCCAATTGTGTACCAGTGATACCAGATGACAATACTACGTATGGTCCATCATCGGCAGCAATCGTTACAAGTTCGTTCGTGATATCAATCTTAGCAGATTTCATACCAGTCAATTTCATAGTTGTTGGGACTTTGTTTTCAGCGTTAACTTCACCAAATTCAAATCCACGCAATCCAAATTTAACTTTAGACATTCATTAATCCTCATTTCTTAATTTTTCCAATTGCCAATCAAAAAAACGATACTTTCTTACATTAACCAGTAAGTCAATATCGTTATCTCTATATCTTGGCAGTTCATTTGTTGTGTAACGTTCAAATCCGTTACTTTCTAAAATCTTATCCATCAATTCAGCGATCTGTTCAGACTGCTTTGCATTTAAACACCAAAAGTTGATTGTGATCCTGTGTTCAGTAGAGATGGCTTTATCATCCGCAAACTCAACATCATTCTCATAAGTTGGATAGATACGCATAAATGGAGCAAGCTCCTTACTCAAAGCGTTCGTAGGTCGTTCTGGGATGTCATAAGTGAAGATTCCTTGTTTAAATCCAAGGCCGAATTTCTTCCCTCGTAACTTATCGAATAAGCTATTCAGTTCTTCATCGTTGCTTAATAACTTATAAGCTATTGTTTCTACAGTCACAATCCCAATCCCTCCTTTACTTTCGTAGCGTATATTTCCTTAACTATTGGTGTTGCTTCGTTAATTGTTCTTTCTTCAAAACCTTGTTCTTTTTGGTATTTCGTACCACCATCTGGGAAGTGAATCCGCCAGCCTGTTACGCGACCGTAACCGATTTCTTTCGAGATCAATCCATGATCTGCACCCTTAAAGCCTGTTACCATCGTATCGTCTCTAGCGTGCTTCTTCTTCAACACGTAATATTCTGGTGTATTTACTTTAAGGATTTTCTCGACCTCATCTGCAGCTTCTCCTACTGCTGCTCTTGCAGCTTTCGGAGCTTTGACTTGCAATTCATTCAGTCGTGATAAAATCTGATCCAGACCTTTTGTCATGTCCGCCTCTTAATGCTGATTTTGTCCATGTCAAAAGATGATTCATCCACATCGACCGATACGATATCATACTCAAATCCGTTAAATTCAACATGATCTGAGCTGTCAAATGGTCGCTCTGGATTGTGACGAATATACAAGGTTTTTAATTCGCTTGATGAAACAATTCCTTTAGCTTTCTTGTTGGCCGTCTGGTTCGTTCCCTCTTGAAAGTCTTTCAAGGAAGTTTTAGCAACCTCTGCCCAGCAAGTGTAGAGGTTTTTGCGAGATGGAGAGACAACCTCACCATCTTCGTTCTGACCTCCGATTTCACGAAAGAACGTGACTCTGTGATTCATCTTTCTTGTGATCATCGAGTTCCCTCCGTGTGCGTAGTTGATGGATAATATTAAGTACACCGTTAGCAAGTCCATGACGTTGTGTGTCAGCAGACAAGCCACGATGTTCATACTCCTCTTTCACTTGCTTTTTAACTGCAAGTGTAAACTTAGCATATTTAGCTAAATCTTGAGGAGTTACATCATTGCCGATAGCAAAACAGATTTCATCTTCTGCAGCATCAATCATTTCTTCAAGCATTTGATCCTCAAAGTCAAAATCAATTTTGCAATAAAGTTTCACATCTTCTAAATCCGTTACGGCCATAGAATCACACTCCAATCAATGCAAGTAATTGCTCTTTGGTTTGTGATGCGCTGTATGAGATTCCCTTGCTATCGAGATAAGCCATGATGTCGGCTTTGGTGCTACTTGCGGTTGGTACTGCTAGAGTAACCGCAGACCGTGAGACACCCCCACTTGCTGGGGGAGTATTAGGGCATAGTAACGAAGTAACCAGCTTTCGCATCAGCTTTCTTAACGTCAAAGCGTACAACTGCTTGCAAGTATTGACCATAGATTTCGTTGTCAGTCCAGCGAAGGCCAAGCTCTTGACGGTCTGCAAAGAGTACAGCACGTTGAATGTCACCGATAAACGCATGAGCTTCACCGTCAGAACCAAGTGTTGTGTCAGAAACTACAAATACTGGATGACCAAGGAACGCTTTACCAGATGCAGATGTGATTGAATCTTGAAGAAGGTAACGGTCATTCTTATCTTTCAAAGTATCAAGTTTTTGGTAGAAACTTTGAGAAACTACAAATGATACGTTGTAAGCTGGATCAAGATCTTTATTCAAGATGTGCTTGATTTCATCAAGGTTTGCAGCACTTTTTGCTTCAAAATCTTTCAAAACAGTAGCGATTGCATCGTTTGTAGTATTAACCTTGATTTGTTGTGCAGCTTCTGCAACAATTGCCAAAAGGTCAACATCTGCATCGTCAATAGCTTCTTGAGACAATGGAATTGCACCACGGTAAGTCTTAACTTTCCAGTCAACTCCTGTAAATTCTGGTTTAGCAAGAGCTGGGTTCTTTTCCAATTCTTCAACACTTGCCATCTTAGAAGTAGCTTTCTTCAAAATTGGGTAAGACCCTTCGCCTTTAGATGCTTTGTGGATTGTTGCGAATTGTTTAAGATCAACAACAGTCTTAACTTCACGCATTGGTGTAGTTACGATTTCTTTGCTAGTAACTTTTTCAGTTCCGTCTTTCTTCAATCCATCAGCAGTTGGATTTACTGCCACGTTCATTGGAATGAGAAGGTCTTTTCCTTCAAGTTTCAACTGTGCATCAGCTTTTGCACCTTTAGTACGGATGTACTCATTTACCGCTTCACGGTAAGATTTAGTTTCTGCTTTTACTTTATGAGCTTTACCAGCTTCACTTTCAGCGTTGCCAGCTTCTGCAAGCTCGTAAGACTTCAAGTCGTTTTCAGCTTCTTCTTTTTGAGATTTCAAAGCATCAATATCAACGCGAAGTGCACGCGCTTTTTCAAGATCTTCAGTATTCAAGGCAGATTTCAATTCTTCTGTCTTAGCAGTGATTTCTGCGCTAGCTTTTGCAATCAGCGCTTTAATCTGTTTCATTTTTTCTGTATACATACCTTTATTTCTCCTTTCGGTATTAAAAAAAGAGCTTAAAGCCCTCTGAGTAATTCTTCTTTTTCGATTTCTCGTAGCATATTTTGAATTTCTGACTTACGCTTGCTACGGTTAGCGTAGAAGTCATCAATAACCGCTTGCGGTAACAATCCATTTTCAAGGCTTGCTACTGCACCGACATCATCGAAGGACATCACTTCATCCGCAAATCCCTTTTCAACTGCTTCACTAGCTGACATATAGGTTTCATTTCTCATCATGTCAAGAATTTCTTCTTCTGATAAACCAGTTTTAGCTACATAAGCGTTAACGATAGCTCGATCGCTTGATTTTAGCGCATTAGATGCTTTATCCAGATCATCGCTATTGCCAGATACGTATCCATAAAGTGCCTTGTGGATCATGATCTGTGCTGTTGGACTGATAAGAACTTTATCAGCACCCATAATCGCTACACTTGCAGCACTCGCAGCCATTCCAGTCACTTCTACGGTTACATTCCCAGAATAACTTTTCAATGCTGTATAGATTTCACTACCAACTGTGACAAGTCCACCATTTGAATTAACTTCCAAAACGATGTCGCCATTGTCTTCTGGGAAAGCATCTGTGATAGATTTAGCACTTACTGCTTCCAAGCCAAAGTAGTCGTAGGCTTCTTGGCTATTATTCGGAATTAGTGGCCCTTTCATCTTGATTCTCTTTGCCATTTTCATCCTCACCCCCTTTCATTGCTTGGTACTCTTCTTTTTTATCCAAAAAGACATAGTTCAAGCTGGATTGATAACGATCCATGTTAGGATCAGACGAACGCTCTTTACCCAGCTCCACGCGCCCCTCGTTGGGTGTGATAACTTGGTTGATAATCAACTTCGTGATTTCATCTACGTTTCGACCTGTCACGCTCCGAGTGTCAAACTCAATCTTAAATAGCTTGCGTTCTTCATCGCCCAGCACTTTAAGGGCCAGCTCACTAGTGATAGCATCGAAATAAAACGGCAAGTCGTTCGCAACATAATCCTCAGCCAACTGTGCCACTGACTGGTTAGGACTATTCACACCCAGCTTATAACTTGGTACACGCAATGCTTTCGCGATCTGCGCAGTAGTAAAGTTATTAGATGTAATCAACTGCAAAACGTTTGTATCAATTTCGAGTGGTGTATATTCCTGTGTATCGTCAAATACCAAAGGACTGCCACCAGTTGACCCCTCACGCATTTTCTCAAAGTCCATACGGGCTTTCTTACGTGCCTCACCGTTTAACTGAGCGCCTTTGAGCTTGATAATCCCGCTAGAGAATCCATCACGGAAGAATTTAATTAAGGTATTCAGTCCACCATCTTGCAGGCTGATTTCACTACCAAGCGAAAGTAGTGGAGACCGTCCTAAAATGGTATCGTGACTAAAGAACTTCCAGTGAATGACATCTTCTGCTTTACATTCAATCGCCTTACCCGTTAATCGGTCACGGAAGGTATATATCAGTCTGTGGTCGTTCGTCTCCTCTACAGTCGTTTCTGAGGGCCTGTAGAACTGAAATTGAAGCGCCTTACCAGTCTTAGGGTCGCGTAAGATTCGAGAAAATGAATTCCCTGTTAAAATCGCATTAACGGTCATTGCGAACTTCCATGTACGTGCTGACACGTTACCAGTCGATTTAACATTTAAGAGATAGTTCAAATCTGCATCTTGCTCGATATTCCCCGTAAAATCTTTCTTCAATAGTGGAAATCGTGCGATATCTCCAGCGATGATGGTTACTGCGGTTAAGATATCGCTGTTCTTTAATGCAGATATTCCCGTGTACTCTGGGGAGTAGTTGCCAGATAACACGGAAGAAATGTAATCATCGTAAGAGGGTTTGGTTGATCCCAATGGTTGAAAGAAACTCATATAATCTCACCTCCTTTCTATCCATTGAAATCAATGTTTTTTATGTTTGCGCTCAAGTCGTTTGATCTCGTTACCTAAGAATTCAATGACATCTACTGTATCTTGAGTAAATTTAAAGAAGTCATTTTCTAAATACTCGATACGTTCCAGTAGCTCGTATTTCTTCTTAATTCGTTTCTTCATTGCGCACCTCCACGATCAATGTAAATCGCTAAAATAATTAGGATCAATCCAGTCGAGATAAATCCAACCACTGGATTGACTAAAAAAAGACCGTAAATTAAAAATCCTATGCCGATCAGCAATAGGATTGTGTGTATATATTTCAGTAGGATCAAAATAGGCTACCTCCTCCCAATATTTTCTCGTTCGTCCAGTAACCAGACCCGTCAAAAGGTTCGAGGTAACATACTGCATAAGCATCTAATAGGGCATCTAGCGGGTCGATTTTGTTGCTATTCTTATCCTTATCAATACGCATACCGTTATTATCAACCTTAACACGCGCATTATTGATAGCCATAGTTAGTAACTGATTTCCAGCGTGCTTGATAGTACCTTTCAAGACTTCATCACGTAGCTGTCTGGTTGGCATATTCAAGACCATTGTGTTTTGTCTAACCTCAATTAATGGCCATTCTGGATGTCGTTTCTCAATCATCGCAATCAATGAGCTGAACTGGTAAGGGTCAAAGCATATCGCTTGTAATTCCCATTCGTTCATATAGATCATTTCTTCCAACTTCTCAAGGACACGCTCATCATCAATTACTCCGCTTTCAAGAGTTGTGATCTCACATTCTCCCATACGTTCTAAATTCGTATAAGACACCCCGTCACGCTTTTCTTTTGCTACCAAACCGTATTTAGTAGCTACAAATGAGAAGCTATCACAAAACCAATAATCATCCATCTGGACCATCGTAGAGATAGCAAATAAGTCGTTAACTTTACCAACATCGACACCAATCCATACTCTGCGCTTCCGTGTGTTAGGTTTTTCATCGAGTTTAGCTTGTTGCCAGCTCGTTTTATCCATATATGAGCTTTCAGATGATTGTCGCCACATATTAAAGTTTTTAACCAGCACTTCATTCACTGTACCAGTCTCAAGTGATACTTTCCTACGTGTTCGCAAATAGTCAATCATGTTATCGTAGAGTGCTTCAACTTCTAAAATAGGGTTTGATTTAATCCAGTTTGCTTCATCTTTGATTTCTTCTTCATTGTCTTGTTCTGCAATAAATGCAAAGTAACCGTCATCTGTGATTTCATCATTTAAAATCCGTTCGATGTATGGGTACTCGATTGTGTGCATTGGTACATTCAAATCAAATCCAGCGGTTGAGATAATCAAAATCAATGGATTATCTAACTGCCCTTGACCAGATTCAAGTAGCTCGATCATTTCATTCGTTTTAGATGCTGCAAACTCATCTAGCACACCAACATAAGGTTCAAATCCATCGACTGCCCCCGTATCTCGTGAAAGTGGTCGTATATAAGATTCATCTACCAGATTGCGCAATTCCTCACGCACTCGTTTAGTGGCTTTTCGGACATCTTCATCTTGTGCCCTCAATGCATCCAACTGCTTACGTGCCATCTCGAACGCTATCTTTGCCTGCGTTTTATCGTTGGCCGTGCAAAATAACTGTCTGGACATCGCTGGATTACGACCAAACAGAAATTCATAAAGCAAGATACCAGCTACAAGAATTGTCTTACCATTCTTGCGGGCGAGTGAAATCATTGCTTTTCTGAATCGTCTAATTGAGTTATCGGACTTTCTGCGCCAGCCATATAAACTAGCAATGATAAATTTCTGAAATTCTGCTAGTGGGTAAGGTTTGCCAGTTTTGACATCTGGGAGGATTTCAATAAAATCAATCGGGTTCTTTGCCATATCTGGAAAGTAGTCGTAGTCGCTGTTGGGAATATTTTCCAAATCTCTCATGTGTCGCTTGCAAGCCTTGTAGACTTTCGCACTCACTCTACGCTTGCCGTCCAGCACTTCTTTAGCATACTTATAAGCTACATCTTGATATTTCTTATCTACGATTGTTTCAATCCTCCTTTCTGGCAAAATACAGACCGTGTAGGAATCGAACCCACGACTACAAGGTTGGAGCTTGTCATGTTACCTCTACACCAACGGCCTAAAATAAAAAGCCATTCCATTAAGAAATAGCTTTATCCTCCAAATTTATCAAATATACTAGTTTTCTTTTCTTCCACTTGTGGTACATACAGCTTCATCCGGCTATCCACGGTCAAACCAAGCTGTGATGCTGCTCGTGTTAAGTTAGTAGTCGCACGTTCAAGACTGTATAGCATTTTATTTGGTAAGACTTTACCACTACTAGTCTCGTATACGTACCCTTCCTTTTGCAATCCGCGAGAGATTTCTTTGTAGACCGCATACCATGTGCAGTAGGTTTCTAAAATCGCTCGATCCAGATTTCTGAGGGGTAGCTTTCTCAGATCATTAATCACGCGCTTGTATTCTGCTTTTGCAATCGCATCAAAGTGTTTTGGTGGTGTAATCTGCAATGCTTCCAAACCGTCAGAAGCCTTATCCTCAATCTTTTTTCGTGCGATCTTCTCTTCTTTGGTTAAGTGGCTTTTAGTAGTTGCCACCAGCTTCATTTTTCGCCCCAAGTTGACACCTCCTTTACTGAAATGACTTTTTAAAAACGGAATTTTTCGTACAAAAGAGGCCGCGTCCTTTAAATCACGAACCATATAGCCCCGTTCATAAAATTGTGGGGGTAAATTCCGAACAATTAACCCCATTTTTTTATCTTCGTTCACCTAAGACCCGCGGTAGGGTTCGGTTGGTTGACACAATCGACAATCATAATAGATTGTTCCGATAGAGAATCGCTCTTCTATCATTACATCTTTTGCAACTTGCTTTTAGATTACTTCTATCTAATCTTCGATTCCAATCTGCTTTCAATGGAATCACATGATCACTCATTGTTGCTTCGTCTCCACAATATTCACAAACATAATCATTCTCAAGCAGAACCAATCGAGATAATGCTTTCCACTCTTTCGAATTATAAAATGCTTTGGCTTCACGATCATACTTCCATCGCATACGATTGTATTCAGCGTATTCGTCTTGCCTTGATCCATAGTCAGATAAGACTCGCTTACCTCTTGACATCGTTAACTTCTGTGGTCTCATATTATCACCTTTTAAAATAATAAAAGAGATCCACAAAGCTATTGCAGATCATTGGTACTAAATAAGGAGACAAAACAATTAGGCTTGCGAACGTTTCTGCTGCCTTACGAATCTCTTTCTGTATACTATATTATCAGGTCGTGTGTATCATTTGTTAAAGGTTGGTTCATCTTTAATAACTAAATGCTCAATCGCTTTCGTTCTTGCTCTTTGAATTGTCGCATGAGAACAGTTTAACTCTCTTCTGGTTTCTTGCCATGAGTAGCCATTAACGTACATTAATCTCAACACGATATTTTCCAATGGGTCATCTAAATCCTCGATGGCATTAATAAGGCGCGTGCGTTCTTCCATGAGCTGGTTAATCTCTGCGCGAATCTTTTCAGCCCCGTCAATAATTTTAATATTTAAATATTCCGTAGCATTTCCACGCTTGCTACCTTTCGGTTCGTCTGAATATACCTGCCCCTTTAAAATAGCTGACTTGAGGTTTTCGATTTCCTGCCGTTTGGATTTGATCTTGATATCAATATACTTCAATGCAGATAGTCTACTTGCTATGTTCACTACTTACCTCCGTTTTGATTTCCGAGAATTTAATTTCAGTCATCTCAAAATCATTCATGAATTTATCATAGCTGGTAGCGTACTTCTGACCACTCTTGATAACTTTATAAATAATCATCGTGCTGTAATCAAAGTCATATCTTGCGTTAAGAATAACACGTACAAGGGTTTCATCGCTTTTCTTCTTCCATATAGTATGTGGTATTGGTATTTCCATATTAAACCTTACCATATCATCCACCAACTCCATTTCTATCAGCCACATCCTGTAACTCTTCCGCACGTTGTCTCTCACGCATTTGATACTCTCGATTTAATTTATTAAGAATAGTATCCTGCATTGTATTTTTTTCAGCCATACGCTGGATACTTAATTCGTGCTCTTCTACTTCCCATTGCAAATCCCTATTTTCTTGTTCAAGTTTTCTTATTCGTGTGTTTAGATTTATGCTTGATAGAAAGAGTATTAAAAATAGAGCTGCAATATTAACAATCAGTAATTGATTTTTGTTCATACTCTTCAATCTCCTTGTCTAAATCTCTGACTTTACGTTTCATCCATTCTTTGTTCGCTGTGGCATTTTGTTTTCCTATTTGATTACATAAAGATATGAACAATTTCTCATCTTCTAGTCTTTTTTGATAGGCATTTCTTGTTTTAACTAATGTCTCTAATTTCATCTTTTTTATCATCCTCTATATTTGATAGAACAGCCACCAAAATGGCCCAAATAATAGCTAATATGTGGGCAAGGCCGATTACAAACCATAAAAATAGTTCCATCCCATCACTCTACTTCCTTCACTTCTATTCCTTCGCAATCAAACATCCAGCCAAATCTGGCTTTCTCGATCTCTTTGCGTGTGTGTTTTCTTCTATTTGTATAAATGTTGTTATAAAAACGATAGTCGCCGTTGTTTGTTTTTACCAGATAATCATCTGTGTATTTCAATCTAACTGTATAGCGTTTCTCTTTTTCGACTGTGTAGCCGAATTGGTGCATATTCACTAGAGTTTGGAATGGCTCGGTATGTGCTTCTATCACCCAATTTTCAAAATCGTTCAATTCTTCGTCTTCATACATGCTTGAGATCGTGTTGATGCATCTAAACAAATTCCCTTCAAAATCATCTTTGTTTTCCTCGTACCAATCCGCTACGAACTGCGGAACGGCTGGCTTCTGCGGTTCGTCTAGTTGTTCGATTAATTTCAGCAATCCATTTCTATTGATTTTTATTGTATCTACTATAAGTCCAGCGCTGTAAGGTAAGCCCTCAATATGTTTTTTTAGCTCTTGTTTATTCATTCTTCCACCTACTCAACCTCTGTATATAATACATCCATGTCGAATCCACTATCAATAAACTTGTGTGTCAATTCTTTGTTAATCCCATTTCCTAGACAATGATAAACTACGTCTACATTGACGTCTGCACCTAAATATTTTTCCAAACGCATGCGATTGTCTACGTAATAGCCGATATTCCTTTTTTGTTGCTGATATGGTCTGGCTTTAGCTATATCTCTAGTGCAATACATCAACACCTTTGAAACGATATCCTTCTTTGTCGAACAATCACTTAAAGAAAAGTATGTATTCGTTTTCGGAATGAGAATAAGCTCCAATTGTCTGTTTATAAACGAGTCAGGAAAACAACTCATAAGAGTTTTCAATTCTTCAAATACTTCATTATTCATCCTTCCACCTCCTCAACTTCAAACAAAGAAATAAGTTCCAGGCTTTTTCTTTTGTATTCTTCAAGCCTTTTTTTTGCTTTTTCAAACATTATCGGATCTTTTTCAAATCCTACGTACTCAAACCCTGCTTCTTCAAATGCTATCAGACTACTAGCAGATCCTACGTGAGTATCTAGTAGTTTATCCCCTTTTCTAGCATACTTCTGGACTAACCAACGATAGAGGTTTATCGGTTTTTGCGTCGGGTGAATTCTGAGTTCATTTAGTTTTTTATTTCCTTGCTGAATGTGTCCTTCCGAAATTGATTTTCCTTGCATCATTCCATTCCACATATAGCGAAATAGTCGCGTACTATCATGAAAACTGCAGTATGCTAGCTCACAATCTGAAAAACTTGACTGACCATTAACTTTATCCCAAATGATACGCCCAGGACCAAAAGAATAATCAAAGTAGTTCACACCCCAAATGATCTGATTTTTAGAAACTCTTAAAAGTTCATCAAAATATTCTTTGCTCGGCACTTCCCACGTAGAGAGCTCTTCATACAGTCTTTTAACACCTAACGGACTGTTTTTTCGTCCATAATACCTTCTTTTTTCTGGTCCTGAAAAATAAGGCGGATCTACTATTGCTATATCGAAATGATTGTCTTCAAATTTTTTCAAATAATCCATGCAGTCAGCGTTTACGAATGACATCACTCCACCTCCTCAATCTCAATCCCTGGACAATCAAACGCCCAGCCTAGCTCAGCTTGTTCTAATTGTTTTCGGGTGAATTTTGATTTTAATCTACTTTGTAAAAATCCTAAAAAATTCTCATCTTCATTCCTTACGAGATACTGATCTATTGCTTTTAGTTTCATATAATACCGTTTTCTTCTTCGATCTCGTAGCCATTGATCCAAGCGAGAGCAAAAGTGTCTGTATTCTCAGCAACCCAATTTCTAACTTCACCTATTGCAAATCCTTCAATAAAAATTGAAAACATAGCACTGTACGCACTATCTGAAGGAAATAGTTCTTCATACGAACCAAGACTGTTTTTTCGTTTGAGTCCTTCTGTTTTTGCCTTAGTGATCCAATCAGCAACAAACTGCGGGACTTCGACTTTCTGCGGCTTGTCTAGTTGTTTTAAGTCGTCTAAAACAGATTTGTAGATTTTTTGCATTAATAATTTGTCTGCTTTGTTGTAACAACCGTATAATTCGTTAGAGTTATCATTTATGATTTTTTCATATTTCTCAATCAATTCCTGCTTATCCATTTTCTTCCTCCTCGTAATAATCAGTCACTAGTGCGTCTAACCAAGACCACTCATCAACATCATCAATCGGTTCTACATCTCTTTCTTGCAACCATGCTGAGAATTTAACCACATTATCAATATAGATTGTGTCATAGTCTCCCCAGCTCCACCAAGTAAGAGGAATCACAGTTGCCTTTCCGTTTTCGTCCTCAACCGTGATTGAACCATTTTCAACAAAAGCTGTCCCAAAGCATAGCTCGCAAGTTCCTGTCTGTTCTTCTTGTATGTCTGACACATATTCAATGGCTTTGTACTTCATTCCCTAAATCCTCCTCTTTCACAAACGTTCCATCAATCCATTTACCTTTCCGATCTTTGATTTCGTTATATGCCACCTCAAAACAGTCTGCAAAGTCGTAGTCAAGTGCCTTACTAATAGATTTTAGATAAGCCACCGCACGTACTAGATTATGACGACACATTTCTTTACTTGCTAAATCCTGTGATAGCTGGAACTCTGAAATATTTGCGTTTAACAATTTAAAACATTCCATCGCATCCTTGCGTCTGATGTTATCCGATTCCTCAAAGATACTATGCACATCTTCCTTAATTAGTAATGCAAGTCCTACAATAACTACCGCACAATCACCAATACTGTCTTTTGTCAGCTTTTCATTTTGTTTGAGATACCCAGCGCACAGCTCGCCAAACTCTTCACTTAATTTAAGAGCCTGTTTGTCTAATCGTCCACCGTTTTCAAGGTCACGATCCACAAACCATTTCTTTGTTAGTGTTACCAATTCGTTTTCTAATTCCATAATCTTCTTGTTAATCCTTTCTTTGATCGAACGTTCACGGCCGATTACTGCCGTTCTGCCAATGTTTTTTTGTATCAGTAAGTTACTGCTTGTATCTTGTAGTCGCTGTCGATCCAGTCGGATGGATCGCTTAATTAAATCAATATCCATAATAATCTCTATCCACTTTACTAAAATAGGGGAGTTGCTCATGCTCCCCTCGTTCAGAAAAACAGAAAGAGGGCCTTTCTAAATTTATAGTGAGCAATACCAGATAAGCGGTATCGCACCGCTTCGGAGTCTAACATCTGGTAGCTATCGGGACGGGTCGATAGCACGAAGTAAAAAATATTAAAAAGTAAGGAGTCCACGAATGCCCGTCCTAAATCCTATAGAGGGAATCGAACCCTCTGAGGTTTTCCAAGCCTCGCACCAGCATAGGTCGTTAGTCGTAAGCGTATATCAGACTTACTTTGTATGTAATACATTAAGAAAGGACTCTCCTTTTTATTTTTATAATTGATATACTTTATGACTAGCAGACCTGTCACAGTCTGCCAGCCTAATTTTGGATCACCCAGCTAGGTAACTTCTGTAGCATTTTAATTTGTTCCTTAACGTTCACCAGCTCCCCTTCTTTCTGTTTTCGCAACATCTTTTCTTTGAGATTGTTCTTATTCGCTTGATCCCGTTGTTTCAAGTACTTGATTTCCATCTTCTCATGTTGCTGTATTTCAGACTGTAGCTGTTTCATCTCTTGCTGTAAGCGTTCCAGTTGATTCATCTGCTTTTACTCCTTTGGCTGTTGCTAAAACTATTTTTTTCATTCACGGCCTGTCTCCTTGACATTGTTTTTTTTGAGTTAAAAAGTTTGTGAAATTTCATTCCTTACCGACTTACCGTAATTTTAAAAACTCACAAAAGTTTTTTTCTCTTAATTTTTAAAACATTATAAAGCAATGCCTCCAATTTATCAGTAATTTATTTCTGACGAAACTATTGTAAGATGTTTTAAAAATTAAGATCGGAAGAGCA